ACCATGTCCTATGGCGCAAAAACAAACTAGGGTGATGCGTTAGGTACGACCGCGATCTGGGATTCGATCATCTATAATGAACTGATCGATCAGAACATCATCATTCCACCCAAGCCTAGAATCGACCACAACGCAGGCAAGATTGTGGGTGGTTATGTAAAAGATCCATTTGTGGGTGCACATGACTGGGTGGTATCATTTGACCTGAACTCACTGTATCCCAACATCATTGTACAGTACAATATGTCACCTGAAACTCTTTGTTATGACGAACATGAGGATACTTCGAAGTGTGCCAACGGCGCGATGTTTCGAAAAGATTTCGAGGGTATCATTCCCAAGGTGATTCGAAAGTTCTATGATAACCGTGTGGTGATCAAGAAGAGAATGCTTGAGGCGAAACAGAGATACGAGAAAGAACCGACCAAGAAATTAGAGAACGAGATCGCGAATCTAGATAACCAACAGACTGGAATCAAGATTCTAATGAACTCACTCTATGGTGCGTTGGCCAACAAATACTTCCGATACTTTGACCACAAAATCGCAGAGGGTGTCACTCTGTCAGGTCAACGTGCAATCAAGTGTGCCGAGAAGTCTGTCAACGATGAGATGAACAAACTGCTTGGCACAGAGACTGACTATGTTGTTGCGATTGATACCGACTCTGTGTATATCAACATGGCGCCGTTAGTCGAGAAGTTTAAACCAAAAGACCCTGTGAATTTCCTTGACAAAATCTGTGAAGAACATTTCGAAAAAGTCATTGCCAATGGTTATGATAAACTCGCAGAGGACACCAATGCCTATGTGAATCGCATGGTGATGAAACGTGAAGCAATCGCAGATCGTGGTATCTGGATGGCGAAAAAACGATACATACTTAATGTACACAACAACGAAGGTGTACAGTACGCCACACCCAAGTTGAAGATGATGGGTATCGAGGCAATCAAGTCAAGCACGCCTCAGGTAGTTCGTGATAAGTTTCAGGAGATATTTAAAGTAATCATCGAAGGCACTGAGGATGACACTCAGAGATTTATTAAGAATTTTAGACAGGAATTTCGCAATCTTGATCCAGAAGATATTGCATTCCCTCGTGGTGTGTCTGAGATTACTAAGTGGGCTTCAAAATCTACCATTTATGGTAAAGGCACTCCTATTCATGTCCGTGGCGCTCTTCTTTACAATCACCATCTGAAACAACACGGATTGTCTGATAAGTATGAGAGAATACAGGACGGCGAGAAGATAAAGTTTCTTTATTTGAAAGTGCCAAACAGAATTAAAGAGAATGTGATATCATTTCCTATGCAATTACCTAAAGAATTCGGCTTGCACATGTCGGTTGATTATGATAAGATGTTTTCTAAGACGTTTTTAGACCCGCTTGAGCCCATACTTGACGCTGTCGGGTGGTCTTCAGAGGCAAAAGTATCACTAGAGGATTTTTTTGGATAATGTGCTCAGTTGACGGTTTTACTGGTAAGCAACCTTTTACGTTAGAACAATACGCATCAATCAATCAAGATCGTGGACCAGATTGCACAAACTACTGGTCCGACGGTCGTGTCCATATTGCTCACTCATTACTGAAGATACAAGAAAATCCATCGAATCTCGCTCAGCCTTTGGAGCGAAATGGTAAGGTGCTTTCATACAATGGTGAGATCTACGGTATCGACGGATTTGATACAGAGTATCTTTTTAATTTACTCGATCAAGGCGACTGGACGACTATCAAGTATCAGATGAATGGTATGTGGGCGTTTTCCTTTTACGATAGCCAAAATGAAACAATAACATTATGTCGTGATCATTTTGGTGTAAAGCCTCTGTATTATATGGTAATCAATGGTGAGATATTCTGGTCTTCTACGCCAAAGACACTTATCGCAACGTTAAAAGCGTTGGAGTATGAAGTAGAACAAGAAGAATACTACGAAAACTTTGATATTTTTACTGATGCGTTTTGGTTGTCACCTTACACACGATTTCGTTACATAAAGCGACTTGGTCCAGGACAGATCGTGAACTGGTCTGTCAAACATCGAAAAATACTTACGTATGATACAATATGGGGTGCTGACTTTAGCCTAGCACCTAATCTGCTTTATGATCCTGACGAATATAAAGAACTTGCAGAGAGATGTATTCGAGAAGCATGTACAGCACCCAATGTGAGAAAGTGTATTTCATTGAGCGGTGGTCTTGACTCGACACTCATAGCATCTCTGAACAAACACCAAGACAATCTTTTCTGTAGTACCGTCGAGTTTGAAAGATACGTTGATGATGATACAAAAATTGAATTAATTCAAGAGTCGGTTTCTGCTGAAAAAACGGCAAAGGCATTGAACCTAGAAATAACTAAAAAACTGATCGATCGTAATTATACACAGCATCTTTCAGAAGTTAATGAAAGACTGGGCGACTCAATGTGGATTTCATCTCGAACTGTTCCACGCCTTGAAAACATAAGAAACGCAAAGGCGCACGGCGCTAAGATATACATTACGGGCGATCTGGCAGATGAACTCGTCACCGGTTACGGAGGTCATTCTTGGTATTTTAATATGAAGGAATTCACTAATGAAGTGTGGGATCCTATCAACGAAAAACACTGTGAGTTGCCTTTTCATGTCGTTCACCCTACAATTTGTGATGAACGAACTTTCTTAGATTATGTCCATAGACACAATGCAAGTGAAGTATTACAATGGTTTCCTGTTCATGCTTTTGGAATGGATCTAATCAACAACAATCTGTTCATTAAATTACTGTCCTCGACCGATAGTTTCTGTGGTCTTACGGACGGTCTTGCAGGATCATTTGGTATGGAAAGTAGAGTACCATTTCTTCACCAAGAACTTGCAAAGTACATTTTAACCATACCTTCTGCACACAAACTTAGATTCCCATGGAATAGAGAAAAGAGAGATAAACTCACCGTTGCAACAGGACAATCTCGTAGAGCAGGTAGATACAAGTGGCTCATTCGTGAAGAACTGAGAGAACACATACCTCCTCATGTTCTTTATGACTTCAATAAGGTCGGATTTTCAACACCATGGAAGTCTAGGGGTTATTATGACAACGTTAAAAAACGTGTAAAAGAGAATAAGAATACCTTCGATCTTCTTAAGGACAGGTTTACATTTCCCGAATGATGTGATATAATGTTCGTTATGTATGAATTAACTATATTTAAAAATCGTTTTGATAATAAAACGCATAAGCGAATGAAGTTCGATAGCTGGACTTCATTCACTGGATTGTTATCAGATCTATCAAAAATGCCTAGAGCCGGTAAAGAAGATGCCGAGTTGATCAGTCCCGCCGTCTATACTGATGGCACAACACGCAGTAACAAAAATGTAGAGTATTGGGGCAATTGGGCCGCAATCGACGTAGATGACTATGAGGTAAATGGATATGATATTGAGTCAATTATTACTAGTAAGTTTCATAAGTTTAATTTTGTTTGTTACAGTACTGCAAGTAGTACGAACGATAGTCCTAAATTTCGACTTGTCTTCGACCTTAGTCGGAGCGTTGGAAAAAACGAAATCAAGCACTTCTGGTACGCACTTAACACTGAGTTTGACGAGATCGGAGACAGACAGACTAAAGACCTTTCTCGAATGTACTATGTCCCTGCGAACTATGCTGGTAGTTATAACTTTTTCTTTTATAACCACGGGGATCATGTGAATGTCGACTATCTTTTAGCAAAACATCCATATAAGGAACGAGAAGGTAAATCCTTTCTAGATAGACTGCCACCTGAATTACAGAAGGCAGTAGTAGAACATAGGAAAGAACAGTTGAACCAAACACACTTCGTTTGGTCTTCATATCGTGATTGTCCTTTCTTTCCAAAGCAACTTGCGGTAGAGTATAAATCTATTAGCAAAACAGGGTGGTATCATAAGATGTATCAGATTATGGTAGCAACTGCTGGTAATGCAATTAAAAGAGGTTATCCCATAACATCTAAACAAGTTGCAGATCTTTGTCGAGAGTTTGACAAAGACACAGGGAATTGGTATAATAACAGACCAATAGAGGTAGAAGCCGATCGGGCTATTGAATATGCTTATAGAAACATATAGGAGAAAACTATGAGTGAAGTAAAAGAAGCAGAATGGAAAGACGTTGCAGTTGATGCACCGAGTGGACCTGATGTGCCGAGTGGACCTAGTGGTGATCTAAAGGGCAAACTAAAAATTGGAGTGATAGGCAACAATTATCTCTCTGATGCAATGCGAGTTGCGTTTGATCCTAAGATTACTGATGTCAATCAGATCGAAACAAGTGAAGAGTTAGATGCTCTAATCGAGTGGAAGCCAAACGTTGTTTTCATTTGTACCGACATTCCTTTACTGAAAAACGATACGCTTGACGATGCTGAGTTCGTGAACAATGTTGTGAAAATTGCGAAGCAAACACCAGCGGGTGTCTGCGTCAAGACAACTGTCAACAACGAAACACTTGAACGTATTGTTGGTGGTGTTGGTGTCGAATGGTTCACAAGAAAACTGGTCTATTCACCTGAAGTCGCTGAGACAGCCGAAGAAGTACTGAACGGTCGTTATTTGATGCTAGGAGGATCTGAGACTGCCATCAATGCGTTGAAAGATATTCTAATGTTCAACAGCTACTTCTCGATGAAAGAAATTGTTTCGGGTACACTTGAAACTATTTCATATGCGAAGTTAGGTTTAGCAGGCTTTAAAGCTGTGAAGCAAACATTCTTCAATCAGTTGCACAATGCTATTCTTGACATGGGTGGTGCGAATCCAACACATGTACGACGAATCATTGAGAATCATCCTGAATATCTTGATCCGTCATTGTCAATTCCGACTTTCATTCGTGCATCGTTAGATTCAAAAACAACACTGAAACAAGCCAAGAGTTATGGCGGCGAGTATGCTAACAATGATGTGAAAATGTTGTCGAGCATGACCGAACGACTAACTTTACTTGATGAGTGTATAAATTTACGAAACGTGAAGGACTAATATATGTCAGTAATGGACAAACTGAAAAAGAATTCAAAGATCAAACACACGGCTGTGCTTGATCAATCTGAGTTCTTTTCAGAGAAAGAAGTCACCAAAATTGATGTGCCTATGTTGAACGTTGCTTTGTCTGGTCGTCTGGATGGTGGTCTCACCTCCGGACTGACCGTTCTAGCAGGTCCATCTAAGCACTTCAAAACTTCGTTTGCTTTGAAGATTGCCGCCGCATATCTGAAAAGTGATCCCGAAGCAGTGATGTTATTTTATGATTCTGAGTTTGGCTCACCTCAATCATACTTTGATGCGTTTGATATCGATACGTCTCGTGTACTTCACACGCCTATCACAAACGTTGAAGAATTGAAGTTTGATTTGATCGGTCAGTTAGAAGCGATGGAGAAATCAGACAAGGTGATTGTTGTGATTGACTCTATTGGTAACCTTGCATCGAAGAAAGAACTCGAAGATGCACTTGATGAGAAGTCTGTTGCTGATATGTCACGTGCGAAGGCACTGAAAGGTCTGTTCCGCATGACCACTCCATATCTGACAATGAAGAATATTCCATTGTTAGCAATTAACCACACGTACAAAGAGATCGGTCTTTTCCCCAAAGACGTTGTAGGTGGTGGTACGGGTATCTACTACTCGGCTGATAACATCTGGATTCTTGGTCGTCGACAGAACAAGACTGGAACGGAGATCACAGGTTATGATTTCATTATTAATGTCGAGAAGTCTCGATACGTTAAAGAGAAGTCTAAGATTCCTATCTCAGTTTCTTGGGATGGTGGTATTGAGCGTTTTAGTGGTCTGCTTGATATTGGTCTTGCCAGTGGCTTTGTTGTCAAACCTTCTAATGGTTGGTATCAATTGGTTGATGTTACAACTGGCGAAGTCATTGGAAATAAAGTCCGAGAGAAAGATACACTGACTGCTGAGTTCTGGGATGGCATTCTGAACAATCCTAAGTTTCAAGAGTTCATCGAAAAACAATACTGTATTGGTAAACAGACTCAGGTGAATCTTGATGAAATTCTAGAAATGGAGTAAGAAATGAAGGAAGGCATCGACTATGAGATGATACCCGTTGATGAGGGTAATGAGCAAGCATGGGCAGTCAGATTTTTAAAAGGAAAATTCACTGAGACTGTCATTCGATATGGTAATATCGCAATCAATCCAGAAGACGATTGCCTTAACTTCAATTTTGTGATAGATTATTCACCGGACATTGATTTAACTGTTGATAATGTGAAGTTACAAGAGAAGGTTGCAGATGTGCTCGAAAGCGTTTTAATCGAGGCAATTGAACGTGGCTCTGTGGTAACTAAAGATCCTGAAGAGAGTGTGAATGAAGATTGATTTAGAACAGACGATTCTAAGAAACATTTTGACGAACGAACCTTACATGCGTAAGGTTCTTCCTTTTATTAAGAAAGATTATTTTGAAGGAGTTTATCGTAGCCTATTCAATGAGATTGTAAGATTTGTAACAAAGTACAACAAACTGCCTTCAAAAGAGGCATTCAAGATTGAAGTTGATGCTTCTGACAATTTTACCGAACAGACGTATGAACATGCGCTGGATATCATTCCTACTATCTTTGAACGTAAAGAAGAGAACGAACAATGGTTGTTTGATACAACCGAAAAATGGTGTCAGGATCGTGCAGTCTATCTGGCGATTATGGAGTCAATCTCTATCATCGATGGTAAGCATACAAAACTTACCAAGACAGCATTGCCTGACATTTTACAAGATGCACTAGCGGTATCGTTTGATACCAACATCGGTCACGACTACCTAGAAAACGTCGATGAGCGATACGATTTTTATCATGCACAAGAAGAACGTATTCCGTTTGATCTTGACTACTTCAATCGTATCACCAAGGGTGGTCTACCAAACAAGACACTCAACATCGCCCTTGCGGGAACTGGTGTTGGTAAGTCTTTGTTTATGTGTCACGTTGCCGCTAGTGCTCTTTCACAAGGTCGTAATGTGCTCTACTTGACCATGGAAATGGCAGAAGAACGTATCGCAGAACGTATCGATGCGAACCTAATGAACGTGGCAATTGATCAACTAGAGAATATGTCCAAGTCCATGTTCTCTGACAAAGTTCGAAAGATCGCCGAGAGCACTCATGGTAAGTTGATTATCAAGGAATACCCGACTGGTCAGGCACACAGTGGTCACTTTCGTGCACTGCTGAATGAGTTGAAACTGAAAAGAAAGTTTGTGCCCGAGATTATCTTTATAGATTATCTAAATATATGTGCATCTTCACGAATGAAGGGCATGGGAGGCGCTATTAACTCGTACAGTTATATCAAGTCGATCGCTGAAGAGTTGCGTGGCCTTGCTGTTGAATTTGATGTTCCCATTGTATCTGCAACTCAAACGACACGATCCGGCTTTGGCAATTCAGATCCTGGTCTCGAAGATACCTCAGAGTCGTTTGGTCTACCTGCTACCGCAGATCTGATGTTTGCGCTGGTATCAAACGAAGAACTCGAAAGCATGGGTCAGATAATGGTGAAACAGTTGAAGAATCGATACAATGATCCGAACAAAGACAAGCGATTTGTTGTCGGTATCGATCGATCTAAGATGAAATTATTTGATGTTGATCAATCCGAGCAGACTTTGGTTGAAGATGATATCCCGGTGTTTGATAAAACGCCGTCAGGAGCTAAACT